CGGGTTCTGGCCACGGGCGAGCGCGGCAGCGCGGGCCTGGGTGAGCCGCCGCCCGTAGGACAGCCCCTCCCCCGGGGCGGGCGGCTCGAAGCCCGGGAAGGTCACCGCGTCACCTCCTGGAGACCGACGTCATCGAGAAGGGAGCGGACGTCGGTGGAGTAGCTGGCCTGGGCCTTGGCTCGTTCATGCAGCTCGACGAGCTGGCTGAAGTAGTCGGCCAGGGTGATGCCGCGGGCGGCGGCGTTCATCTTCGCGGCCACCACGGCGACGCCATCGGCCTTGCGGATAAAGAGATCCTTCGCCATCTCAGCCCTCCCCCAGCCGCCGGCGGATGGCGCCGAGCGGGTCGGCCTTGGCCTGGGCGGCGGCAATCTTCGCCTCGAGCCGCTCTTCCGTCGCCTCGACCACCTCGAGGTACTCCGCGGCGGCATCGTTGATGCGCTGCTTCACCAGGTGCTCGAGGGCCACCAACTGCTGGTTCAGTGCCTCGCCAATCCAGCCCCGGATCTGCTGCTCGGTGGGGAGCGCGGCGAAGGCCTCCTTGAGCTGGGCGATGTCCCGGCGCAGGACGGGGACGGTGTCCTGGTAGCTGTCGCGGTGCCTCTTCAGGGAGTCGGCCACCTCGTTGACCAGGTCTTCGACCGTCGTGATGGCGCCGAAGATGACCTCCTCCCGCTCCCCGATGCGCGGGGCCAGCTCATCGACGACGCGCCGCAATAGCCGGTCTTGCCTGGCGAGCTCCTCGAAGGTGGCGCTGACCGCCTGGTGGGCTTCATGCGCCCCTTCGCGGATGGACAGCTTCGGGTCCTCCCAGTTCAGCTCAACGGCCACGGGTTCGGTCTTCGGTGGTGCTTGCTTCGCCACGGTCTCCTCCTCGGTCTTGGGAGCCAGGTCAACGACCTGGCTCAGGTTGCGAGGCCTGCGCCCCGGGATGATGAGGCCCGCCATCTCAAGGTTGTGGCGGGCCGCGGTGAACTCCGAGCCGTTGGCCTCGCGCCCGGTGCGAACCTTGCGGCCCGTGGGGCTGGTCCAGGTAGCGGTGTTGGCCGCTTCGCGGCTCACCTCCCAGCCATCCTTCACGGCGATGCGCTCGAGGGTGACGAGCTGGCCCCGGGTGACGGTCATCCCTGCACCCCATCGGCCCACTCGCGGGCTGCTGTGCCACGACAGCCGTTACAGAGGTCGGCAGGCTTGTAGTAGGGGTTGCCCTCTTCGGTCTCGGCGCGGTATGTAATACGCATCGTAATGTCGCAGTAGAACTCTTTTGAGGGTGCCCCGAGGGGGATGGCGATTACCCGTCGAAACGAGTCCTCTGCCATGGCGTAGAGCTGGGGCACAAACTCCCCGCCGCAGGCGTCACAAAAGAACTTAGTCAAGACCTTCCTCCTCGTCTTCGAAGACGATGCTCTCGCCGCCCTCGCCGTCTTCCACCCGCCGAACCCGGGCGCCGATGATGTTGTCCCAGCCACCCCGGGCTTCGAAGAGCCAGTGGAAGGGCCGATGGTCGAAGTAGACAGGCGCACCCTGGGCGAGGTGGACGGCCACGATCGTGCCGTGGTTCTCCACCCGCCGGATGCTGGTGTAGCGGTGCTCGGTCACGGGTTCCTCCGTGGCCGACTGGATGGGCTTGCGATACCACGGGGTCTCGCGGTTGATGCCTGCACTCATGGCTAGATGGCCTCCCTCTTGTGCTCACCGAGGTGAATCTCGAGTGCAGCCTGGCTGAAGACGCCGCCCACCCAGGGGTGGAAGCCGCAGGCGCAGTCGGTGGGCGTCCCGTAGCGTTCGCCGCTCGGGATGGCCCAGTGCTTGATGAAGGTGGGCGTGGCCCCGCAGCCGGCGCAGCGAGGCGACCAGATGCCCTCCCGTTCGAGGTTCAGACGGATGAACTTCCACGGCTCGAAGCAGTCGCACTCGAAGCTGTGGTTGTTGCGAAGGGTGGAGAGATCCACCCCCGCGTTCAGCTCCTTGGGGCGGGCCGCATCGTTGATGCAGAACGCGCACCAGGAGAGGGTGTCAGTGCCCTTGCGGGCCTCGGCCCGGGTGGGGACGGCGAGGAAGACCTCATGCGCCGGGCACCAGAGCGCCCAGCCGCCCTGGGCGATGGGAGGAACCCGCCAGCCCTTCCCGGCGATGTAGACAATGTCGTTGTCGAGGAAGAGGGTGCGGGTATCGACGACGGTTGCGGTGCTCATGCGAGTGGGACCTCCTGGTTCTCAGCGGGCAGGTTGGTGAACTCGTCCCCGAAGAAGCCGCAGGGGATGCAGTCGAAAGACGAGTCACGGTCGGGGGTGTGGCCGGTCCAGGTGCCGTCGCGCTGGACGTGGATAACGAAGCCACCTCGAGCCAGCTCGCAGAGGCGACCGTACAGCTCGGCGTCCCGGGCGATGGTGAACCGCTCGAGCAGGTCGTCGGCGCTGAAGCGGGAGACGCCCTTCTGGGCGCCCACGTCATAGCGCCAGACCTGGCCCTCGGCTCGCTCGACCTTCTCCGCGGTGACGGTCAGGTACTCGGTCTTCGGGCAGTTGTGGAGCAGGTAGCGGATGGCGTTGGCGTGGCTGAGAGCCACAAGGCCGAAGTCGTAGGAGAGTCGGCAGACGGGATCGGGTTCCATGGATTGCACCTCAGGAGAGTGGTGGGGGCCGAAGCCCCCGTGGGCGATTACTTGCTGGTCTTAGCTGCCTGCTGCTGCCGTTCGCGCTCAAGCGCCCGCTGGGATGTGCTCAGGCGATTGAAGGAGCAGGCCTGGCATTCGCACTTTGTCTCAGTCATTTCACACCTCTGGAGAGTGGCGGCGGGGGTCAGCCCCCGAACCGTCTGAAGACATGATAGCAGGGCAGACAACAACAGACAACATGGTGTTGGCTGGCAACGAATCCAGAAAGGGGCTAAAGTCAATCGTGGAACTATGAAACGAGTGACCACCGCCTCCCGGTTCTGGGCCAAGGTAACGCTCGGGCCACGCTCAGAGCTGCGCCCAGACCTCGGGCCGTGCTGGCTCTGGACGGGGTCTGCAGGAACCACGTATGGGCGCTTCGCTGACGAGAACGGACGCCAGGTGCAGGCGCACCGCTGGTGCTACGAGGAGGCCACGGGGGCCATCCCTGAAGGCCTGGAACTGGACCACCTCTGCATGGTGCGGCTCTGTGTTCGCCCCACCCACCTCGAGCCGGTGACCCACCAAGAGAACGTGATTCGCGCAGCAGCAGCACGCCGCGCCGGCACACTTCCTCAACGACCGTAGATGACGCGTTTACGCCTCTGTTACACTCCAGCGCGATGACTGACCCCACACCCGCTCCCTCCTCCTCTGACCGGCGCACCATCACTGCCCGCTATCGCCTCTTCGCGCATGAGTACGCCACCAACGGCTTCAATGCCACCCAGGCCGCGCTCACCGTCGGCTACAGCCCGAAGACGGCCTACAGCCAGGGCAACGCCGCGTTGAAGAACCCTGAGGTTCAGCGGCTCATCAGCGAGTTCACGAAGCCGGTGATGGACAAGTACGACATCACCATCGACAACACGCTCAAGCACCTGGCCGCGGTGGGCTACTCAGACTTCGGTGAGCTGGGCGACTGGGGTCTCGAGGGTGGCGTCCCCTACTTCCGTCCCCGCAACCGCGAAGACCTGCCCGAGATGGTCAGGCTGACCGTGGCCGGCGTGAAGATGAAGGCCAAGTACCACCCGGCCCGCTACGTCGATGGCGAGCTGGTCGAGGAGGAGTACTACGACGTCGAGGTCGAGGTGAAGCAGCACGACAAGCTGGCCGCGCTGGACAAGCTGATGCGCTACCAGGGCCTGCTGCCGACCACGGGCAAGGTCCGCATCAACGTGGACAACCGCGCCCAGGAGCTGAACGTCTTCGACCTGGCCGGCCTGAGCCGCGAGGAGATCCTCGCCCTGGCGAACATGGAGGTCGTCGGTGAGTGAGCAGCCAAGTCTGGAACGAAAGGAGAACTGAGATGAGACGGATTGCTTACGCCGATCCGCCCTACATCGGGCAGGCGCGGAAGCACTACAGCCACGACCCGAACTGTGCCGAGGTGGACCACGAAGCCTTGATTCGGCGGCTGAATGAATACGACGCATGGGCGCTGTCCTGCAGCTCGCCCAGCCTGCGGGAGATTCTGCCGATGTGCCCCGATGACGTGCGAGTGATGGCGTGGGTTAAGCCCTTCGCGGTGTTCAAGCCGAACGTGAACCCCGCGTACACATGGGAGCCGGTGATCGTCCGAGGTGCGCCGAAGCGGGCGCGGGAAGTGGCGACAGTGCGTGACCACGTTTCGGCCAGCATCACGCTCAAACGCGGCCTAGTGGGTGCAAAGCCCGAGGCCTTCTGCTTCTGGCTATTCCAAGTGCTCGACCTTCAGCCGGATGACACCTTCGACGACTTGTTCCCCGGAACGGGAGCGGTCACCGACTCCCTGGAGAAATGGCGAAATCAGTTGCCGGTGGAGGCCCGTAATGAGCAGTGACCCAAAGGCCGGGCGCCGGTGCCCTGAGAGTTTGCCGCCATCCCAACAACGGAAACATCCGTGGTGCGAGGGGCCGCACGAAGGCGACGACGGTGTGCCTTGGCCCTGCGAATCCGTCCGGCTGGCCCTCTCACTCCAGGCCGCAGAGAACGTGGTGGAAGCGGCACGGCAGGCTCGGATCTTCATTCAGACTATCCAACCGGAGTACCGAGAACTTGAGAGCGCCCTGGCTGAGTACGACAAAGGGGGCCAAGGGTGAGTGCCGAGGCGATAACCTTCGTGCCCAAGCGCGGACTCCTGCCCGAGGACGCCGAGTACCGGGACACCGGCTGCGACCTCAGCCCGAGCTGCCTCTCCTGTCATCTCCCGCAGTGCCGCTACGACCCCGCCGTCCAGCCCCACGTCATGGCCTCCTTCAGCCGTCAGCGCAAGGCCGTCATCATGGTCAAGGCCGGCGTCGATGTGGACGGCATCGCCGTGCTCCTCGGCGTCAGCCGCCGCCAGGTCTTCCGCTACCTGGAGACGAGGCTGGTGTAAGTGCTCGCGCCGGCTGACCTGCGCCTCCGCGCCATCCCCGAAGACCTGAACCAGCGGCGCCTCCAGCTCAAGGCCGCCGCCAGGCTTCGCGCTGCCCAGTTCGACTTCCCGACCTTCCTGCACTACGTGATGCTCGAGGAGGTCATCCTCGGCCCCGACGGCGTCCCCACCCCGGGCGGCGCCATCAAGATGGAGCTGTGGCCGCACCTGGTGGAGCGGGCGCAGTCCTGGGGCGCGGGTCAGGATGAGGTCATCCTCAAGGCCCGCCAGCTCGGCCTCTCCTGGCTGGCCGCGGCCTTCGCCGTCTGGACGGCCCTCAAGCCCGGCGGGCGCGTCCTCCTCCTCTCCAAGACCGAGGACGACGCCTTCGAACTGCTGGGCAAGTGCGAGTACATCTTCGAGCACCTCCCGGTGCAGCTTCAGCTCCCGCTCGAGGTGGACAACAAGGGCACCCTCGAGTTCGAAGGCGGCGGCGTCATCAAGGCACTGCCCTCCACCCAGAACGCGGGCCGCGGCTTCACCGCTCGCCTGGTCATCGTGGACGAGGCGGCGTTCCACCAGTGGGCGCAGCAGAACTTCAAGGCCTACCGGGCGACCGTGGCCGACGGTGGGCAGCTCCTCATCCTCTCCACCGCGAACGGCGTCGGCGGCTTCTTCTGGGACCGCTGGCAGCTCGCCGTGCGTTACGAGGAGCTGGCCGGCCAGCTTGAGCGCGGCAACGCCCCCGCCTACGCTCAGAGCCCGGGCTTCGCTCGCGCTCTTACCACCGCGGCGAAGCCCGTATTCATCCCCTGGTTCGCCCGTCCCGACCGCGACGAGGCGTGGCTCGAGAAGGAGCGGCTGCAGTACGCCGGCCTGCCCGAGGAGTTCACCCAGGAATACCCGGCGACCGCCGCCGAGGCCTTCATCCAGCTCACCGGCCTGGTCTACCCGCAGTTCGACCCGGCGAAGCACGTCATCGACTTCGAGCCCGTCCCCTGGGACGAGTGCCTCTACCGCTATGGCAGCTACGACCAGGGCGGCGGCGACCCCTCCGTCATGGGCACCTTCGGCGTCTGGCGGCGTCCTGATGGCCTGCTGGCCGTCCACCAGTACGGCGAGCTGTACAAGCGCACCGGGGCCATCACCGTGGACGAGGCCGCAGCGTTCTTCCTCGCCTGGCACCGCTTCGCGCCCTTCACCGTCATCGAGCCTGACCCGGTGGACGCCACGCTCCAGGCGAGCCTCGCGAACATGAACCTGCCGGTGGACCTCTCGAGCCGCTACAGCCGCCAGGAAGGCCTGGGCATCCACGCCTGGTGGCTGGACAACGACCGCTTCACCATCGGCTCGCACTGCCGGGACGGCATCAACGAGTACCACCAGTACCGCTGGAGCACCCGCGTGGACCCCAACTCGAAGGACCGCTACAAGACGAACACGCCGCACGACCACCACGGCGACGGCATCGACACGAAGCGGATCGCGCTCACTCGCATCTACTACGACCTGCTCGCCCAGACGGTGCGGCGGGTCACCAGGAAGGTCAGGCAATGAAGTGCTGTTGACAGCCTCCGCGCCCGGGGCGTAGATTCCCCGGGTCAGCCGATGCGGGGGCCGTGTCCGCTCCACCGCTGCCCGCAACCGCTGACGAGTAGCTGACCCAACAGCCAGCTACACAACGAAGCCCCCCGTCCGCTCCGGGGGGCTTTCGTTTGCCCGCTGACATGGGCTGTAGGGGCGAGCGGGGGCGGCATTGTAGCCTCGCCGCATGACCAGCCCAGCCGTCCGCCGAGAACTGACCCAGAGCAACGACCGGCGCCTGCTCGCCGAGCTTGAGGCCAGGAACAAGCCCGACATCCCCGAGCCGTCCGTCCCCGAAATCCTCGAGACCTACGAGTACCTCCGCCAGTACTACCAGGCATGGCGGCTCGCAGCCAACGAGGAGCGCCAGCGCCGCTACCTCAAGGACCAGCTCCCCAAGCGCATGCAGTCCGAGCAGATTGATGGCCGGCGCTTCTACACCCGCCTCAGCCACAACGAGATCATGCGCGTCGTCTCCCAGCAGACGGACAACCCGCCCCGCTTCATCGTCCCCGCCGCCGGCGACCGCAACGAGGACAAGGAGAAGGCCCAGAAGCAGACCCGCTGGGCGAACAACCTCCTCGCCGCCCTCCAGCGCCAGGGCGGCTCCCGGCGCAACGCCAACCTCCGCCGCCGCCTGGTGGACACCCAGAACGAGATTGGCCTCGCCGCGCTCGAGGTCTTCCTCACCGGCAGCTACGACGGCCTCGACGCCGAGCCCCACCCGGACGAGACGCCCGCCGAGACCCTCGACCGCCTCGACCGCATCACCCGCCAGCGCAAGCTGCCCTTCGGCATCCGCGTGGTTGACGGCCTCAACCTGCTCCTGGACGAGGACGACGACTACGGCAAGATCGCCATGATTGCCGAGCAGAAGCCCTGGGCGATGGTGCATCGCCGCTACAAGGACAAGCTGAAGGACGGCGTGGTCGCCTTCAGCCCCAGCCCCGGCGCCGCCGGCTTCGCCATGGACCAGGTCGTCAGCCACCCCACGGGCGTGGACACCGTCCCGACCATCCGCTACTACGACGACCGCTACTACTGCTACATCGTCAACGGAGTGGCCGTCGATGGCCCCCGCGAGCACAACCTCCCCGGCAACCCCGTCTTCCCGCTCTACGGCCCGGTGACCGGCGCGGCCAACCTCGAGCAGTCCATCCAAGGCATCTGCTGGGGCATGGGCCCGTCAGAGGTCGCCCTGAACGACATCATCACGATCATGATCGACACGATGTGGAAGACGCGGCAGCCCAAGTTCGTCATCGAGACGAGCGCGGACGGGCGCCTCATCCCCGACGAGACCAACCCCGAGCGGGCCGCCGTGCTCGACCTCTCGAACCTCGAGGAAGTCCAGCAGCTCAACCCCGGCCAGGTGCTGAAGAACGCGCACGAAAACTGGGAGCCGTGGTTCCAGCTCCCCCTGGTCAACCTGCTCTTCTCGGTCTGGGGCCGCTCCGCGCAGAACCCCATCGCCCAGGGTGAAGCCCCCGGCGCGGACACGGCGGGCTACACGGTAGCCACACTCTCCGACAACGCCACCACGCCCTACAAGGACAACGTCCTCAACGAGGCGAACCTCTGGGCGAACGTGATGGACTACATCCGCCTGCTCATCCGCGACACCATCAAGGTGCCGACGCCGCTCACGGTGCCGCTCCAGAACAAGCGCAAGGTGGGCGTGGAGTGGCTCGCCCTGGGCGAGGACGACATCACCGAGGTGCCGACCATCTGCACCATCGACCCGAACAGCGATGCTCATCGCCTGGCGAACCGCCAGAGCCTGATGGAGGGCAACGAGCGCGGCTACCTGCCGCGGCGCGAAGTGCAGACGAAGGCCTTCGGCGCCGAGGACCCGGAGGCCTGGGACGACGAGATTGTGATCGACGGCATGCGCGAGCGGCTCGCCCAGCTCGCCGTCGAGGGCGTCCTCCAGGAGGCCCAGCTCGTTCAGCAGCCGCCGAACCCCTTCGCCCAGGGTGGCGGTGGTCCCGGCCAGCCCCTGCCCGGCCCGGGTGGTGGCCCCGCTGTCCCCTCGGGTGGCCCGCCCCCACCGCAGGCGCCCCAGGTGGGAGCCGCCCAGGCGGGCGCCAGCCGGCAGTTCACCGGCGCGGCGCGTGGAGGTGAGGACAACGGCTATGTGCCGCGGAACGTGCGCCAGTGAGAGGCGAGGCGCGGCTCGGGTCGGTGCGCTGGAACCGCCTCTACGCCGAGAGCGACCAGATCCTCGAGCACCTCAAGGAGGTCCTCAAGGACGAGCTGTACGCCGACGGCCTGCCGCCCTTCACGGCGCAGAAATCCGAGAGCGAGGAGTACCACACCCTCATCACCATGGCGCAGGTCAACGACCCGCGCTTCGTGAACGACGTCGAGGCGAAGAGGCGGCTCGCCGAGCTGTCGCTGAAGTACGGCCCGCCGCCGCCCTACAAGGTGCCCATCGGGCAGACGATCCCCTTCAACCCCGGCAGTGAAGCCGCCGCTATGGGCTGACCCCCGCCTTTCGTTACGCTCCTCACCGGAGGCCGACAGTGGGAAACGATGACATCCTCCAGCAGATGCTGGACGTCCTGGACGAGATCCAGGCCACCAAGCCGCGCTCTGAAGACTTCATCAACGCCGACGGCACCCCCGACGAGCTGAGCTACCGCTCTGCCTTCCAGCAGTGGACGCAAGACCTGCAGAGCCAGGTGCAGACCGTCCAGGCCTTGAAGAACGAGAAGATGGGCGTGGCGGAGCTGCCAGACGGCCAGCTCGTCCCCATCAGCGACCTCTCGCCCGACGAGCAGGACTACGTCCGCCAGTACAACGAGCAGCTCTATAACCAGACGCTCGCGAAGTACGGCCTCGAGCAGTTCTCCCTGCGCCGGCAGAGCGTGATAGACGAGAACCAGCGGCTCGCCGACGACTTCCAGGCGAAGAGGCAGAACCTCAGCGACAAGCTCTCGCTCGAGAGCAACAGCCTCGACCGCGCCCTGGCCGAGCTGGACCGCTACCTGAAGGGCCAGCAGGTCGCCGGCGATGACGCCTCGCGTATCCAGACCGCTCAGCAGGAGGCCACGAAGTATGGGACCACGGGCGGCAAGCGCAGCTTTTCTGGCAACGACCTTGGTGCTGGCGTGGGCATGCTCGCTCAGCAGGCCGGAATCCCGGGCGATGTCCCTCTCATCAGCTACCCTGGCACCCAGCTCTGGGACCCTGTCGCCGATCGGCAGAACAGTCTCGCGGGCATGGGAATCAGCAACACGGCGCCCACCATCCCCCAGTCCGCGCTCTCCTTCGCGGACATCCCGGCGCCGCCGGCGTTCTCACCGGTGCCCCAGGGTGGCGGCACCATCCCGTTCCCCTCCGCCATCCTGCCCCCGTGGCAACCGCCGGGGATGCCCGGCTCCGCCATCAGCCAGGGTGCGGCCTCCGTCGCCAGCGGCCTGGGCAACGTCGCCGGCGCAGCGGCCCCGGCCCCGCCGACAGTCATCTCTCCGCCCCCGGACATCGCCCGCCAGATAGTCGCGAGGTAACACCATGGACAGCGCACACGACCGCCTCTTCCCGCCGCGCCGCTCCCTCTGGTCGCGCCTGCGCCTCCCGTTCCGCCGCCGCCGGCGCGAGCGCACCGTCCCTGACTCGATGATTCCTTCCGTCTGGGCGGCGGATCTTCTCAAGAACCTTGCTGACCGCCCGGCCTTCACCGAGGCACTGAGGCAGGAACATCCCCTGACCGGGTCGCTGAAAATCAACGCGCTGGGAAGTGTCAGCGCAGAGGACTACCGCCATGGTCACTGAGACGGTCACCGGAGCACAGATCCCGCTGGATGCGGCCTACATCGCCAACCTCGGGGCGCAGAACAACCTGACCGCTCGCGGCCAGGACATCACCACGCGCGGCCAGGACGTGGGCCTCATCACCTCGCTCGCCCAGTTCCAGCAGGCCGGCCAGATGGCCCTCCAGGAGTACTACAACAACGTCGCGACCATCGGCCTCGAGAAGGCCCGCGGCATCTACGAGCAGCGCCTGGCGAAGGCCCGGCTCGGGTTGCAGGCCGCATCCGAGGGTGGCAACCAGCGGGCGACCGCCGCCGGCCTAAAGCTGCAGGCGCTGCAGATGCTGGCCGACCGGCGCGGCCCCCAGAACTGGGTGGGCTACGACTACCTCCTGGGCAAGCTGGGGACGCCCACCGGGCAGGCCGTCGACCCCACGACCTTCGCCGACTCCGTCGTTGACCCTCGCTTCCAGCAGGG